GGCGCTTAAGCCGGCCAGTGTCGTTGCTCCAGTAACGCCCAGAGTCGAGCTGAACGTGCCCGTTGTGGCGCTTAAGCCGGCCGACGCCTTGATCTGCCCTGCCGTTGCGCCAGTCGCAGTGCCGACGTTCAAGCCGTAATCGACGCTGAGCGAAGCGTTGTCAATAGACACAGCGCCCTGCCGAACAGACAACGTTGTGGTTCCGGTCGTATTCACGGCTTTAATGTCCACCCCAACAGTGGGCCAAGCGGCGCTGGTAGATTCGCCTGAAATTGACACAATGCGGGATCCGTACGAACCCACGTTTAGCAAGTACAGAGTGTGTTGCACCGTATCGTTGGTCGCGTCGTACAACCCTAAAAACGTTGTGGTTGCAGCGGCCGTGAAACGATATCCATTTTCAAGATTCCATCCGGTTCCTCGCGTTCCAGAATTAAAGGCCATAGACACGCCTGTGCTCGACAGAGTCACGTCTCCTCCGCCAGCGTACAACTTCCCGTCCGTGTCTGCGTACCATTGCAACGTTCCGCCTCCGTAGCCTCCGATGCGGCCGACGCCGGAAGCGTTCCATATTTTCAGGCCGGTAGTTGGAGCCGCAAATGTTCCAGTCCCTTGATAAATTCCGCCGTTTGTGCCGATGTTCAGCACGTTGTCGATGCGGGCGCTTGTGCTGTCCATCGTAATCACTGCGCCGCCGGCCGCGTTGCGGATTGTGAGCGCCCCAGCCGCGTCTACTTGAAAGCGCGTTGCCGTGTTGTCGACGACACGAAAGCCGTTGGTCGAATCGACGGCCAGAAACGTTGTCGCAATGTTGCCGGTCGCAAACCCATACGTGTTTGTGCTGTAGTCGTAGCTGCCGTTAAGATTGCCGAGGCGCAGGTGCAGCGTGCGAGCGCTCCACGGGCTGCCAGTGTGCGATTGGACCGACAGGTTTGCCGATGCGCCGATCGTCCCGTCGGCGCTCAGCGTCACCGCGCCCGATCCGCTTGGGCCCCAGTCGGCAATTGCCACGCCGGCCGGGATCACCACGGCAGTCGATCCGCTGCGCAGCGTGACGCTGTATGAAGTGCGCTCGGTGTTGTTCGTGCGCCCGGTCACCTGGAGCCAGATGTCCACGATCGCTGTGCCCGTCCACGCCTTGATTTCGAGCATATCGCCGACCGCAAACAGCGGCGCGTCGGCGTCGCTGTTCTTGGCAAGCAGTGTGCCGGCACCATTGATGGCGGACGGCGTCGTAAAGCTTTCCCACACTACGCCTGCGCTCTTGAATACGCCGAGCGTGCCGGCAGACGCAGCAATTTCGTTAATCGTAAACACGGACGCGCTCAGCTCGCCGCGCACGCGCACGTTGTTGAACTCGGCGTCCCCTGCGCTGGTGATACTCCAGCCGCTTACGCCGGACTGGAACGTCGTCGACTCCATGTTGTCGCCGGACGCCAGGGACAAAATGTTGGCGGCTTTGCGCTGGAGATCGACGTCTGCGCCAAAGCGCAGCGTCTGGCCGGCGGCAACGGTCGCGCCGGAGTTGAACGTCGGCCTGGCCGCGAACGTGTGCGCCGCTGTCCAAGCGAACGCATAGGACTGGTCGACGGCGACGGACGACGTGAGCACGCTGATGCCGTTTCCCGCGCCGACGGCAAGGCCACTCGTCGTATTCAGGCCTGAAGTCGTGGCGAGATTGATTGCGACGGCCGACGGCGAAGAAGCAACGCTAATGCCGCTACCCGCGCTCACACTGATTGCCTTCGTCGTGCTGTTGATGGCCAGCCCTGCGCCCGCGACACCGTCGGCGAGCGACAAAACTTTGGAACTAATGCCCAGACCGGCGCCTGCGATGCTGTCATCCACCTGCAACGCACCGCCTGAATCAAACGACAGCCCGCTTGTGGTCGCGCGCCGCACCGACACGTTGCTCGTGTCCACGGTGATGCCACTACCCTGCCCGACGTTGAGCGTAATTCCCGCAGGCAGCGTTCCGCCTCCGGTAAGGCCGGTTCCTGCACTCACCGACATCGACGGGATGTCCGACGTGGACAACGCGCGAAACGACGGAGTGCCGCTGGAGCTTGTCGGCGACCCAAGAAAGACGTTCTGCGAGAGCACGGGCAGCGTGTGATGCGAGCCGATCAGGTCGTGCGGATCGGGAATCGTCCCTGTGCCCCCGCCGCTCGATCCCGACGCAATCACGTACGCAGCGCCGCTGTTCGCGCTTGAAGGCCGGCTTCCGAGCGCGGTGTATTTGCCGTGCTCGTCGTAGCGCAGCATGACGCTGTCGCCGGCGATGGCCGCGCCGGCAAGATCAACGCGCCGAAGAATGTCTCCGCTTCCGAGCTGCACATCCACCGTGCCTGCATCGGAAACGGAAATCACCACGGCCGATACGTCGGGCTTTTGCGCACGCGAAAAGTAATCCGAGGGAAGTGAGCTGGGTCGATTCATGCGATGTACCTCCGCAGGGTGTAGCTTCCGGTTGTTTCTCCGACGCCGGCTTTCAAACTGACGCTGGTGACGACGTGGGTTGAGCTTTCGTGCTGCGGCGCGTCATCCGTGCCGCCGTACACAAGCGTGATTTTGTCTTCCGGCTGCACTTCAAGCAGCCCGACTCCGTCCACGCCGCGCGTCTCCTGAAACTCGGCCGCTTCGCGCATCAGGAGCTTCGCTTCGTTTGTCGCATCTTCGGAGGTGGACACACTGTTGCTGGTCGTGCTCCCAAACTTGTAGCCTTCGGCCGCAATGATGGACGTGTCGATGTATTCGCCGCTTGCGCTTCCTGCGACGAGCTGGTGTCCGCGCTGCACAAGGTCGCTCTGCGACCACGCGTCCTGCCACAGGTTCTCCGAAAGAGAGCCGGCGTCGTCGCGCGTGGTGAAGCGCGAGAATTCAACCGCGCCGTTAATCCCCGCCCTTGTGCGCATCCTGCGCGTCTGAGAGATGGCGTTGATGGCCGCGCTTACCGACGTGCCGAGCGGCGCGGTGTAGCGCGCGACTTCTTCGCCCAGCTCCTGCACGCGGATGCTTGCCGTGTAGCTGGCGATGCTCAGCGCGTAAGCGAGCGTAATATTGCCTGGCGTGTCTTTGCGCCACGACGTCGTGCCGTTGGTGTAGCGGTCAAGGTTGAAGGTCCAGATGGGCGCGCCGTTGATTTCCACCGACACAATGCCGCCCTGCACGCACACGCGCAAATCCACCAGCCGCGCCACGTCTTCGGTGAGCGTGTAAGCAGAGCCGGAAACGGTTGTTGTCCCCGCCATGTTGTAGTCCGTCACGGGAATCGTGGCCAGCTCCAGCCACCGCACGCCGTCCGACGCGGCCGTAATGTCTGTGCTCGTGGTGGCAAGGCCGATGCGGATGACGCCGGGCCGGCCCAGATCGTATTCCAAAGTGCCTGCGTACTGCTGCACGTAGAGCATGTAGTAGCCGCGGAAGCCGATCTTGAGCGCGTTTGCGTTTGCGTATTGACCGAACGAGTCGGTCGAGTTTCCCGGGATGTGCACGCGCGCGTCGAGCGTGAAGTTGGCGAGCGTTGAGTCCAGCGGGAGCGTGTAGGCGGACGTCCCGAGTGTCGCCGATACCGGCGACGCCGGTGTCGTAAATCGGTTGCGGAACGCGGCGTTGTGCACGCCTGCCACGCTGCACATGCGCGCGACCATGTCTTCAAGCGTCTGCGTCGGGCCGCTGAAGCAGTCCCACGCGCTCACTCTGATGTCCGGCAGCGTGCCCGTCAGGCCGTCACCGGATACAGTGCGCGGCGAGTATCGCACCGGCGTTCCTGACTCATGCGTTTTCTTTGTTGTGCCGAACTGCCCGCGCCCGCTGATGATGGCGATGTCGCCGTTCCCTGCAAGCGTCACGGTGTCCGTGCCGACAATGCCATTTTCGTACTGCTTGTCGAGCGAGATCGCAGGCGCGTTGTCTGTTCCGGATGTTGGCGTCGTTGCGTCGACGCCGGTAACGTAATACTGTTTGTCGCCGTTAATCTTTCCGCCGTTGCGGCTGCTGATTTCAACCAGCATTCCCAGCGGATTCGTGATGTTTCGGAAGTCGTCGCCAACGACAGAAGACGACGAGCGCTGTTTCCAGTTTTTGATGGACGACGTAGGCCCTGCCGCCTGCAGCGGAGCGTAGTACGTCGGAACAATCGTCCACGTAGCGTCGGTCGACATGTCGCGCCGCTTGAACGTCACGCCTGCGTATCGGATGCATTCGTTTTCAACGTCGACATACCCGGTTGCCGGCAGATAAACAGATTCCGGCGTGACGTTGAACATGTATCCGTGATGGAACACAACGCGCCACGCGTTCGGCGAAGAGCCCGCGTAATAGAAGCTGTCGTCTTCCTGCGCGATTGGATTCGCGCCGTAGTCCCATCCGACGCGCGAGCCACTCTCTGCTCCACTGCTCAGCAGCAGGCGCACGCCGTCGGAGCGCACGTAGCGGATGGAGACGGCCGTGGAATCATCCGACACGAACGCGGCGCGGCCGAGAATCTGACGCGGGCGCTTCTCTGCGCCGGGATCGGTGACAACGCGCACGCCTGATGCCGTCGCCACGCGCTTGCCGCAGTCCGCAAAGCCCCAGTCGTAGGCGAACGACGGCGTATACACATCTCCGTTCGCGCTTGCTGCGACGCCAAGCCCAAAATTTTCAGTCAACGTCAGCATGCCGCCGGAAATAGATGAGATTCTGTGCCTGTTGTTGTACCCCGCGGCGCTGAAGTAGACGCGGATGTATTGCCCGACGGTGTACAGGGCTCCGTTGGCAACGCTGATTTTGTTTCTTTCCGTAGGAACGTTCCACGCCGTGCAAGCCTGAGAGTACTGCGTGAAGTCGCTCAGCGCGGCGTAGTTTCCAGCCGTCGTCAGGGACTGTTCGATGTCGTCGTACGGACTCTGCGCAAACGCGGGAAGGTCCACCCAGACGTCCTGCCCGAGCGCAAGGCCGCAGTAGTTCTTCGAGCTCTGCACGCGGCGCGACTGCGAGTCGAACAGAAACTCGCCGACGAGCGTATAGTCTGCATTTGCCGCCCAGGTGCTTGAACTTGTGACGTGCGTTTTCTGGAAGAGCTGCACGCGCCGGCCCACAACCCGGGCCGCGATGTCATACGTCGTGCCGGGCGTCATCGACCACGTGGACTGCGTGCGCGGCGTTGGCGCGCTGACGGCCGCAGTGCGCGCGCCTCCGGACAGCACCGACCGCCAAAGGCTGTTTACGTTTGCGGAAAAATTCCAGCCGGTGTCTGCGGCCTTCGGGTTCGCCGGATCTACGCTGTTCAGGTTAAGCGCGCGGACAACTGGCTTTGTCTGCGCGCCGCTTCCGATGTTCCACGTAGATGTCTTGGGAATCATCAGGACGTTGCCCGTGCCTGTTTGAGACGCGCCGAACACGAAGCCAATCGAAGCCAGGTGATTTGCGTCCGCGCCGCTCGCCTTGACCGTGGCTTTCATCAGCGCATCGCCGCCATCATTTGCGTCACAGTATGCAATCAGCGGATCGTTGCGCGCGCTGAACGTCCATCCGTTGACCGAGTCAGCTGTCACGTCCACCTGCGGCGTCTTGATGCTTAGGTCGTTGAGCGAAGACATCGCGCGCGACGCAGTGATTCTGGATTCAAACGACATCGCCACGGGGAATGCCGTGTCAATCAGCCGCTTGTTGCCGTAGTCGCGTGCGGATATTTTTGTCACTTCCCGGCCGGAGACGCTGACAGACTGGGAAACTTCGTCGATGCCGTATGCGCCAATATCGGCGAGCGTGGAGCCCTGCCCGGACTGCAGGTAAACCACGCTTCCGCGCGCAACGCTTGGGTCGTCGTCAAACACCGTCCCGCCGCCCGTCTGCACAGGCCCAATCAGCGTCATGCCGAGCTTGTCCGCTCCGTTTGCAACCTGCGAGAGCGACCAGTCCGCGATGTAGTCGTCAAGAATTGTGCTCAGCGTCGAAGCGCTCGACTGCAGCTCCGTCACCTGCGCGGTGGACGCCGTGTTGTTTCCCGCGTAGACGACGACGGTCGGCGAATCGTTTTGCATGATCAGCGTGCCTTTGCCGTCCGTCTGCGAGACAAAGAATGTGCGCGAGCCGAACGACCAGTCGATCCCGTCTGCGCTGGTAAGAATGCAGTCGAACGCCGTCGTGTGCTGCGCGGATGCGGTGCGGCTGAAGCGCGCCGTCAAATAGAACGTGCCGCCAATGCTTGAAATGGAATACGGCATCAGCGCAATCGTCGACGCGTCCGGGTCGATCGGAACCACGGGCCGCAGCGCGGACTCAACGCCGTTCTGAATCGAAAACGTTACCGCTCGCCCGCGCACCTGATCGGATGCGACGACGATGATGCGCTTGGCCGTCGCGTCATACACCGCGCTCACCATCGACGCATACCTGGCCGTCGCGTAAAAGCTTGCATACGTCTCGGTGAGCGGCATCTGAATTATGGTGTTGAGCGACACCACCGAAGCCGAATCAGGAAGCAGGTAAAACTGCAGCGTGCTCATGCCGAGCGTGAAATTGTGCGTGCCAATGCAGACGACCACGCCCCCGTCCGTCGGGCATGTCGCTTCGCAGCGACGCACAAGCGTTGACGTGCTGCTCAAGGGATCGCCGAACGCAGGCCCGTAGTTGGCAAGCGTCGCCGTAATCGGATTGGTTCCGCCGCTGAGCGAAGCGCGCTGCACCTGCGCTCCGCCCGAAGACATGTTTGTCGTGTAGAGCCGAATTGTTCCGCCGTCGTTGATGAGCCCGTGGCGCATGGTCTCAGTAGTCAGAGACGTAGAGCTCGAGCTGGACAGCTGGTAGTCAATTGCCGCCGAGCTGTTAATCGCGCGAAGGTAGCTCGCGCCGCTCGTATACCGAAACGTCGCGTACGCCGATACGCCTGCGGGGAACATGACGTACGTCGGCGCAAGGTCCGAATCCAGTGACGCGTTTGACGTGCTGGCGAATGCCGAAAAGGACAGCAGCTCATTCTGCGCAGTCGCGGCATGCACAGGATCGACAATAACGGCGCGCTCGGCCGTGGTGATGGTTGCGCCTACGCTTCTCATGATGCTTTGACGAGCTTGATGGTGGCTGTGTAGACCGCTCTGGAGCCGTCGATGTCCTGTCCCTTTGGCGTGGGTTTGCCCATGTCTTCGATTGTGACGTTCCCCTGCGATGTGCCGTATTCGTCGACAAACGCGAGTGTGTTGCCGGCCACGGTGCGACTGAAGCGCCATGTGCGCATCTGGGTGTATCCGGCGTATCCAGAAGCGGGCACGTAGCGCACCTTTACGGAGTAGGACCACTCTTCCATCGTGATGCCGATGGACTTGTAGGTTTTGTTGTTCAGCGTGCGGCGGATGACATCGCCCGTTTTCCAGTCTCCGCCAATGCCGCCATACATGATGTCAAGCTTGTATCCACCGAGCGTGATGTAGCAGTTCGCCATGCTCTCCTATGCCGCATATGAGCGGCGGACGTTTCCAGCAATGGCCGGAGCCAAAAAGTCGTAGACCGTGCTGGCGATGGTTTGCCCGTCCACCTTCAGGTGGATCACAATTGGCTGCGACGGCCCGGAAGTTCGCATCATCGACGCGGTGGCATCCGCGCCCGCGTTTTGCGCGCCGCTTCCCGCAGACGGCGACGCATTCGGGCCAAGGGGAGCCGCCCCGCCTCCGATTCCGGCAATCGGATCCGAGACCGCAGCCGCAAGCTGCATTGCGCTGGCCGCGGCCTTGCCCGTGCTGGCAAGGATGCCGTTTGAAATGCCCGTGCCCATCATGGAGCCGTACCAGTGCATCAGCCGCGACGGCGACGCGATGCCGAGGTAGTCGGCGAGCTTGCCGAGCGCCGACTTCACGAGCGCAATCAGAAAGCCCTTGAGCTTGTCTCCCGCGCTGCGCAGGCCGCTCGTGATGCCTTCGACAATCTGCCGGCCGATCTCCTGCATCTTCGGAAGGATGCCCCGCACCCAGTCCATGATGCCGTTAAACGCGCTTACGTACGCATTCTTCAGCGTGTCGAGCGCGCCCTTCGTATCGCTGTTGATGAGCAGCATCACCGACTTGATAATGCCGCCAATAATGGTAATCACGCCAGACACGATGGCCTTGATTCCGCCAAACACGTCGGTAAAAATGGCCTGAATCGCCGGCAGATACTGCTTGATGTATCCGACGATGGTGTCTATCACCACGGTGACCACTGTCACCACCGCGCCGAAAACAATAGAGAACGTGCTTTCGATGAGCGGCAGATTTTCAACGAACCAGTTCACGATCTGCATCACTACGTCGCGGATCACGATGAACGCAGGAACCAGCACGGCCGTCAGCACGCCGACGACAACGTCAATGACACCTTCGATGGTGCTCTGGATGCGCGGCCAGTTTGCTGCGATCCACTCCACCACGAACACGACCGCACTGCGAACCACTTCGAACGCCGGCGCCAGAATTGTGTTGAAGATGACTCCGATCTGATCAACGACGACGCCGATTGTCTCCTGAATGGCCGGCCATTTCTCAACGAAGTATCCGATGATTTGCCCCGCGATCAGCATGATGCTGCCGAAGATCGGAATCACCGTCGTCTGAATGAAGCTCGACACTTTGTCGAAGACGGCCGTAAACGTGGCTTGAATTTGCGGCCAGTTTGCCGTGATCCACGCAACAACGCCGCCAACAATCTGCGACAGTGTCTCAAAAACTGAGGAAGTGCCGCTTACCGCGCTCGGCAGGTTGTCGGTGAGAATTCCTGCCACCCAGGAAATGGCTTGCGCAAACAGCGGAATTGCCACCGACGCAATGGACAAAATAATGCCAATCACCGGCTGCACTGCTTCCCACACTTTCCCGAATGCGGTGAAGAGCTGCGGCATGATGTTTTTTGCCAGCTCGCCAAATTTTTCCAGAAGCGGGCGCACGGCGCCAATCACCTGCGGAATGATCACCATGCCCATCTGCCCAAGATGCCCGAGCACGGGCACGAGCACGGGAAGCAGCTGGTTGCCGACGTTGATGGCGACGGCCTTGAACATGATGCTCAGGTCCGCCATGTTCTGCGTGTAGGCGTCGGCCTGGTTGTCGTCGATGACAAGGCCGAGGTCCTGCGCCATTTTCGTCGCGCGGTCGATGCCTCCGTTGGCCAGCTGATGCAGGACGTCGTCTAAATCTTTGCCGCTGCGGCCGAAGATTTTCATCTGTGCCTGCGTCTTCTCAAGGCCGGGAGGCATCGCGTCAATTTTCGACGCGACTTCCGCCAGCAGCGCCACCGAGTCTTTCATCGGTCCCTGCTTTGTCAGGTTCTTTGTGATGACGGCGCCGCCGTCCGCCACCGCAGCGCTAAGCTCGTTTATTTTTGCGCGCTGGCGCTCAATGGCCAGCGTTTGCGTTTCAGTTGGGTTTTTTGCTTTTGCGAACGCGCCCTGCATGTCGTTCAGGCGCGTCTGCGCGGTTTTCAGGCTCTCGCTCATTTCGGCGAGCTTCCCCGCGGGGAGCTTGGTGCCGGTGCTCTGGAGCTGCTCGCCGGCCTGAAAGGCGTTGATGCCGAGTGCCTTGAGCGCTTCGCCGGACGGGCCGAGCTGTCCGTTTGCGCCTTGCAGTCCATTCGTGAGCTTCATCATCTGGCCGGAAATCATCTCTACATTTCCGCCGCCGCGCTGCACCGCAATGCTTAAGCCCGCAGCCTGCTCTGCCGTCAGCCCGAGCTGGCTCTGCAAATCGTCCTGCTGGTTGTCCCACTCCAGCGCCGCGTCGATGCTGCCCTTAATCGCTCCGCTGAGCGCGCCAATGCCGGCCGACGCAATCCCAGGAAGCGCGCCGAATACGCTGATGGCCGCGCTCTTCAGAACGCCGAACCCGGCCGACGCAATGGCTCCGAGCCCGCTCAGCGCCGTGCTGACGACGTTCTTGAGTCCTTCAAGCCCGCCTCCTGCGAGACCGCCCAGCGCGCCCACGGCGCTGCTCGTTGCGCTCTTGACACCCTCCCATCCACTGGCCACAGCTTCACCCACGCGGCCCATCGCGCTGTCTACGGTGTTTCGGACGCCGTCGTAACCCGACTCCGTAGCCGTTTTGGTGTTATCCGCCGATTCTTTCGCGGCAGTTTCCACGCCGGAGAGCCCTTCTTTTGCCTGCTCGCCGGCCTGAACGACGGCGTCCCCCATTTCCGAAGCTGCTTCGCCTACGCCTGCAAGACTTTCTACGGCCTGCTCGCTTGACTGTGCTATAGACGCGCCCATTTCCGCCACGGAGGAGCCGACGGCGGCAATGACGGAGCTGGCTGCGTCAATTGCGGAGATGGTGATTTCGATCGGGTTCATTAGTTGCGCCTTTCGTTTTTTGCGCTGTCTACCGCGCCAATCAATCCCCAGATCCGGATCATTGTCGATGCGTCTTCAGCCATCAGCTCTGATGGGAGGCAGTGGAATCGGTCGCACATCATCGCGAGCGTGACGTCAAAGGGCGCGTCCACGGGCACGCCTTCTACGAGCATGGCAATCAGGTGCCGCTCTTCGTCGGTGACGCCACCTGAAAATTTGCGGCTGCACCCGCAGCTTGGATGACGGGAATCACCATCTCCGCAGGAAGTTCAGAAAACGCTTTTTCGCTGATGGGAACCGGCCGTCGTTCGTACAGAGCGTCGATATCTGCGTCGCTGATTTCTTCGCCGTCCGCGAGCGGATCCCGCAGCGGGTCGCGCGGGACAAGCTCGGTGATGCTCCATCGCTCAAGCAGCGTCGACGCAAGCAGCAGGCCGCGCTCCACATCGGAGCCTTCAAATGCCTGCAGCTTTGCGACGTCGCCAAGCGTCGGCTGCGCACGGATGATGAACCAGTCTTCGTATCCGCCGCCCGCCGCAATCTTCTTTCTCAGGTTGGTGTATCTTTTGAGTTCGCTCATAAAAAGTCAGGGCCGCGTCTCCGCGGCCCATCGGTCTAGCTCTGCGCCGCAATCGTCGGCCATCCGTTCGTGATGCCGTCAAAGTCGAACGACCAGCTGCCCTTGTCCTCAGGGAAGTTCATCTTCCAGCCCGTTGGCACGAAGTAACCGGTGTAGCTCGGCTTGCCCGTGGCGTCGCCGTCCGGGTGGATCTCGTAGTAAATACGTCCGCCGGTCGTAAGATTCCCGGAGAACAGCGGCTCCAGCCAGTCACTGTTGTAGCCCGTGATCTTCGCCGTGGCCGCAGCGCCCGTGCCGCCTCCACCCGTGAAGGAAATCGTCGGCGCGCTGGTGTAGCCGGAGCCGTTGGAAGTCACGAGCACGGCCGTCACGGTCTTGGTTACCGCGTCAATGACGGCTTTGGCAGCCGCGCCTGTGCCGGCGCCTCCGGCAAACACCACCGTCGGCGCACTAGTGAAGTTGCTCCCGCCATTCGTGACGGCGATGCTGACAACGACACCAGGGCTGCCTTTCTTAGCGTAGAGTGTGCCCTTGATAGAGCCTGTCTGCGCGCCCGCCACCGGCTCGACCTCGCAGTAGGTGATGATTTCTTCCGTGCCGATTTTGCGATCGATTTCGAACTTGCTGGCGATGTCGCAGATTGCGTAAAGCGCCGTCGAACTGCCGCCCAACAGAATCGTGCTGTTGCGGCCGCTGATTTTTGTCCCGTCCATTTAAGCCTCCGCAGCCGGCAAGGTTTTTGCCGACGCCTTTGCCGACGTTGTCGCCGGCGCCTCCGCCGGCGTTTCCGCCGGCGCTTCCGTTACGCGCGCGATGAGCCCGCACCTGAGCTGCTCTTCTATGCGCGCCTGCACAAATCGGTCGCCGCGGATGATTGAGCCGACGGGAATCACTTCTCCGTTGTCGATCATTTGGGTGATCACGATGAATTCGTCCATCAGTCTCCGTCGATGACGAGCACGTCGAACATGTTCGCCAGATACTGCACCCCGCCGTTGGGCGAGCTGCGAAGATTTACGGTAACGACGTTGTCCGAGACAACGATGGCTTCTCTCACCACGCCGCCAATGCTGTAGTTCCGCAGCATGAAATCCATAAACATTCCCGGGAACTCGCGCGTCATCAGGTCGGCCTGCCGCGTTTCCTGAAGCAGGCACTGCGCCGCAATCACGTGGATGTTGTATTCGCGGCGCGTCAGGCAGTAGGTTTCGTAGGCATTCGACCCACCCTGATAGGTGAAGTACATGAACGGCGCCGTCTCGCTGAACAGCAACGGGATGGCGTCGAATACGTAGTTCACGGCAGGCGCGATCGTCGCCGTCGGAGCCGTCGTGTAGCCGCTGCCGCCGGCAATCAGAGAAGCGCCGGCGACCGCTCCACCCGTTACTTTCAAAAACGCCTCCGCAGAGATGTCCCCGCCGTCAAACGTGATGCGCTGATATTCTCCGTAACCGCTTCCGCCCGACGCCACCGTCAGGCCTGTTACTGCGCCTCCCGCAAGCGTCGGCGTAACGGCTGCGCCGCTTCCCGCCGCGGCAAACGACGCGCGGCACAGCGACGCAAGCGAGCGCATCACCGGCCGGATGTCGTAGCGCGGAATGCTCATGGCCGCACCCGCCTATAGGCATATACCATTCTCGAAAAGGAATTCGGCAAGTCGCCCTGAACCACAACATTGCCGCCATCCGGATAGATGATGGTCCCCGAAGGAGCCTCCCGGCGCGTAAAGAGCCACGCGGACAGCATCGTTGCAGCCTGCGTGATTTCGTCGGGCAAAGCCAGGAATCCGCCGCGATAACTGAGACGCGCAAACAGCCGCGACGCGCTCGGCACGTTCGCTCCAAGAAAGCTCAGCACGTAGCCGTCGATGTCGAGCTGAGACAGGCTTAGCGCCTGCCACGTTCGCAGGTCCGACGACCACTCAGCCGATGTCACGCTCTGGCAGAACCCCTTGGACACAGTGACGGTGAGCACGCCGTCGGCGCTCATCTGCACCTGCTGCCCGCGCCGGATTTCGCCGGCGATGGCTTCGTCGTCAAACGCGCGCCGATGAGATGCGCCCTGAAAGTCATACCTGCACTCGCGGTCGAGCCAGCCGCAGGCGCGCGGAATGCGCGCCGTGATGGCCGCGTCGTCTGCTGCGCCCGAGCCCTGCTTGACAAGCTCTTCGCGCACTTGCGCGAGCGTGCAGTAGTCTGTCATTTAGCGCCGTCCCTTTTTCGGCTTGTCCGCCAGGTCTTCCTGCTCTGCCGCCACCCCTTCGCTCGCCAGCATCAAATCTCCGCACGCCACCATGTCGGAGACGAAATCCGCAAACTCGTCAGGGATGTCGATTGCGCCATTCGCGGCGAAAAATTCCTTTCCGCCGCAGCTCACGCTGGTAAAGTCGGTTACGTATTTCGCCACGAATGCCTTCCTGGCGGAGCGCAGAAGTAATCCTGCGCTCCGCTGCTATGCGCCGTCGACTAGATGCCGTCGGCGATGTTATTGATGAGGCCGATCGCGCCCGGGAAGTAGTGCGCCATCGTGATGTCGCTGTACACGCCCGTCTCGTACTGGCGCTTCGTCACCGGCCAGTCAATCTGGTAGTAGTCCTGCCGGTAGTGCATCTCTACGACGTTGCCGACGTTGGAGATCGGATACGGCAGCGTATCGGTGTGCGCCAGAATCGTGCCCGCGGGCATGTTCGGGTGCAGCTCGATACGCACGGCCTGCCCGCCGTTCATGGCGTAGCGGTTCAGGTAGGAGCCAACCACCGAGCCGGCTGTGACGTTGTTGGCGCCGTTGCCAAAATCTCCGTTCAGTCGAACAATCGGAGCGCCGCCGTTCTTGATCACAAGAGCGGTGATGTTCTTGGCTTCCTGCGAGCCTACATAAATCACGTTCGGCGACAAGCGGTATGTATCCCACATGGAGCGGAACAACGTTTCGATCTGATCCACCGATGCGTCGCTGTTGCTGGCAGTGAGTTTCGTGCCCGTGCCGGCTGTGCCCGTGGCGAGCGTCTGCACCGTCGCGCCCGTGCCGGCTGCGGCAATGCTCAGCAGGCCGTCAAACTCGTACGTGTTCTTCGAGTAGTCGGCTGCGAACAGTGCGGCCGACGCCTGACCGGTGCCGGCCAAAGAAGTGAATTTCACCGAGTTAATCGTGGTGATGGCTTCGAGCTTCTCGGAGCCGCTCACGCCCACATACCACGCATACGCCGCCGCGCCCAGCACGGCCGCAACCGACGCGCTAATGGTCGAAGTGGTTCCGCTGGTTGTAGTAGCCGTCGCGGCAGACTTCTGGCCCGTGCCGGAGTTGTAGCTGTACGTCGAGCCGTCCGGCATCGTCACCGTTTGAACGGCGGGAACACCTCCGCTCATCGAAGCCACAGACCAGCCTGCATGTGTCAGCGCCACGCAGACGACGTTGTAGGTTGCCGCGGCAACACTGCCACCCGTTGCAGCATTGGCCACCGTCGGCGTCGGCGTGGTGCCGAGCGCGACCGCGTCGCCGTTTCCGCCGAGGATGAGCTGCTCCTCCATAATCATGTTCGCCCAGAGCAGGCGCTGGCCGGTGGTGGCGCGAATGTCTTCGAAGTTCACCCCAGCGTTCACGGCTTCGAAAGTCACCGAGTCTTCCAGGCCGATGGTCTTATAGGAAGCGAGCTTGTCGGCCGTCGTGGTCGACACGCTGCCGTTGCGCTTGCCTTCCGGCACGCCGCCGCGCAGCTTGCCGGTGTTGATTGCAGTCACAACTTTCCAGCGGGTAGCGATGTCGCCGTTGCCGCGCACGCGCGCAATCTTGTTGCGCAGCGGCGTGATGACGGGAAACAGGTTCTTGGCCGGAGCCTGAAGGTCGTAGTACGTCAGGCCGGTTGCCTGAGAAACGGCCTTGTTCAGGATGCGCGGATCGCCGGCGATCGGCGAATTCGCAGCCTTGCGAAACATGTCCACGGTTTCCTGCGACAAATCGCCGAGACCGGTAATAACGTTGCGAGCCATGTAAGTGCCTCAGTGCGCGCAGGCAAACGCCCTTGCGCGAGAATGACGATTCCTAGCCGATTCGCACGCCGCCAGAGCGGTACGTGTTCTTCAGCGCAGCCGCAGCGCGCCTGGCCATCAGGGCCTGCCGCACCGTCGGATCGGATTCGTCCTTGATAAGCTGGTCGAGCGACGCGATGAACGCGCCGTCGTCTGAACCACTGCCGATTCCCACTTCGCGCAGCACAGGTCCCGTGCCTACCGGCGCAGACTCCACCTTCACGAGCCGACCTTCGAGCGCACCCAGCCGGGTCGCTACTTCATCGAATCGCTTGGTGAGTTCGGCGTTGGCCGACTCGATCTTGTGCAGCGGCGCAGCGGCGCCGGCGTTGACGATGTCCTTCACGGCTGCTTTAACGTCCGCGAGCAATGCGCCGCGGAACTCAGCCATGTCAGCTTTGTTGATTGCGTTCTCCTGCTCCGGCTCCATCGCCGCCGTCGCAGCAGGAGCGGACGCAGGGGCTGCGGGTGCTTCCGCAGCGGGAGTCTCGGGCATTTCTGCGGCCGGAGCCGTTTGCTCGGCTGGAGAAACAGAGCCGAACTCTTTGCTTGCAGCCTGCTGGCCTGCGGCGTTTGCGGCAACCTGCGCTTTGATCTGCGCTTCCATTGCCTCGTCGCTGGCTTCGTCGACGGCTGCGGCGCGCGCGGCCACAACCTGCTCATTGGCTTTGTCGGCGAGCGCAGACTGAATCATGCTGACGGCGTCGCCGAGCTTTGCGGCAACGGCTGCGTCGTCGGACACAAGCCGAGCGGCAAGCTGCGACACAAATGCCAGCGCCGAAGCGATGTCGGATACAGCCGAACCCGCAGCCCACGCGATGCGCTCGGGTTCCGAGTCTCCCTTGCGCATCAAAGAACCTGCGGATTTCATCGCGTCGGATTTCTCCGGAGTCGCGCAAGATGCGCCGAGAGTGCACGCGTGATCGTGCATTGTCTGGATCATCTGCATGTCGGACGAGCTGTGTCGCGCACCGGCTTTTGCCAGCGCGCCAAGCGCCTGTGCCGCCTTCGCCAGTTCAGGCGATGCAGACACAAAGGGGACCTGCTCCGTCATTCCGTTTGCCTTGACCATCGAAAAAGTCGCTCCCTGCATGCATGGGTTGTCCACGATGCTCACTTCGGCGGGGATGGCTTCGTACCGCATCAGCCCGCCTTCGTATTTCTGGGAGCCGTAGCGACCCCCGACAGAAAAGCCGGTGTAGACACCTTCAGTGACTTTGCGCCACTCGTTGTCGTCGACGATGCGAGCACCGACGTAGACGCGCTTGGCCTCGTCGTCGAACTGCATGTCGATGACTTTCCCAGCCGCAATAGATTGATGCATGGCGCGGACGTTGCCGAGCGACTTGCCGCCCGTCGCGTCCGAAATTGATTTCGACCACGCGACGAAGCGCGGCTTCGACAGGACGTAGTCCATGATTTCGCCTGACTTGTCCGGCGCTTCTTCCGCCGCAACGCCCCAGACTTCGCGGCGGGTTTCGTCTACTTTCGTGATTGGAATGAATAGATTCATGAGTGAAAAACAAAAAACGCGGCGCTGAAAACAGAGACTTCCGCCTCCGGTTCTTCAGCGCCGCGTCTGATTGTTCAGATTAGGCCGTTCAACACCGCGTAACTTCTGAGACTATATCATAAAGTTTGCAGAAGTTAACTTTGAAGTTAACACACAACACCTGTGAAGTTTGCAGCAGTTAACTTTTTAGCACCTCGTTGATTCGATCGCTCATGATCTGCTGCGCAATGCCGCCCTCAATAATCTCCCGCTGTGCGTCCTCGTCCGTCTTCCAGCCGCGCTCCGCGTGGAACCACGCCTGATACTCCGCGAGATGCACGTACGGCGCATAGCTGGCCGTGTTGATGATGTTGACGCTTGTCGGGCCTGCGCTTTCCAGCGACCACTTTCTGCCCAGCGTTTGCGACGTTTGCCTTCCCCCGCCTCCGGGGTATTTCACGCCGAATCCGCGCTGATACCAATATGGGCTTCGCCCTGCGGTGTTGGCTCCGCTCGAAGGCGCGTAAGGCGCAATGACGCCCTGAAACGCAGCCGCAATCTCCATCGTCGCGGCCTTGATTTGCGGCGTCAGGTCGGCCGACATCTTTTCGGCGACTTCGCGCAGGCCGGTGGGCTCCACTGTAAACGTCGTCACTCTTCTTCTCCTCCTTCGCCGCCGTTCTCTTCCGCCTGGCCAGGCGCAGGACGGCTGACCACCTTAAACGTAATAAAGCAACGGCAGCGCGGATGCCACGGCGGACCCTGCGGGTCTTCCCACTCACTCTCCGGCGCTCCGTTGAGCGGCTCGCAGATGGGGCATACCAGATCGTCGTAGTTGGTGTTGTTTACGCGCTCCAGCCGCAGGCCGAGCTTCTCGGCTTCGTCCCGGAATGCGCCCATCCCCGCCGCTGCCGCGCGCGTGACTTCGGTGACTGCGATGCTCTCCGCGCGCGCTTCGCCGAATGCAGGCGCGAGCGCGTCCACCAGATCGCCGAGCGTCATCTCGTTCCCGGCCAGATATTCCGACACGGCTCCGCCCACGATTTCGCGCGTTGTATCCGCGAGTCCGTCGATGAGCTTGCCGGCGTGCTCTTCGGCCCACTCGGAGGCACGAGTAGACGCGACGCCTTCGCCGAGCGGGACGCCGACATCCTCCTGCCCTGCATAGATCGACTCTTCCATGATGTCGCGCAGCATCGGGCGAAGCTGGTCAAGCATCTCGTCGTCAAAATCCGAAAGCGCCACAGGCTCTCCGCGCAGGATGGCATCGGCGAATTCGTCGGAAGCTTCGCTCATGACAGCGAGAAGAGCGGCGTATACCTTTTTCTCCTGCACCGTCATCTTCTTCTTTGCCGCCTTGCTCAGCCCTGCCGCGCTGCAATGCGCACACGTGCATCCGCGCGCATGCTCACCCGGCAGGGCGCGTGCTTTTGGGCTGGAGATCGCCTTAAAAATCGTCGCCACCATTGCTGCGTCGCCGGCCAGCGCCAGTCCGCGACGCACCTTCGTCACCATTCCGGCGCTGAGCACCGGCGCACTGGCTGCAGGCGGATCGCAGTCCGCACGCTTGCCGTCCTTCATGCGCCGTACGGCTTTTTCGCGCCAGTGGTCGAGCGCCATCTTCTCAAAAGCCGTCAGTGGTTCAGGTTCCGGCTCAAAGACTTTGCCATAGCGCCGCTCGCTCGGGAGTGCGCCGGCGACATTGTCTGCTGCGCCGGGAACAGGCGAAGCCGGAACCGGCTCAGGCGCAGGTTCAGCGGAAGGCTCCGTTGTTTCAGGCGCAGGCGCAGACGCATCCGGTATGGTCGCGGGCGCGGCGGGCTCCGGCGCATCTGAAAAGATTTTGTCGAGCGTCGTAGGCACTCCCCCGACCATCATGAACGGTTTGGCGTTTTCGATGGGTGGCTGCCCTGCCTTGGCGCGCCAGACGTTGATGTCGATAATGCCGTTTTGCAGCTGAATCTGCAGCAGCGACGCCTCCGCCGCCTTGTCCTCCGACGGGCCCATATCCTTGAAGCGCCACACAAGCGGCGCTTTCGTCTGCCGCGCGACGATGCCCGAAAACAAGTTCTGCAGATACTGCACGAGCGGGCCGATGCCGAAGCGATACAGCGCGTTCTCCTGACCGTCCATGAATCCCTTGCCCCCAAGGCCGGAGCCTGGCGTGAGCCCGAGCTCGGACGGCAGGAAGCCGAAGGCGTAGCACGTCATCTTCAGCATCCATTCGTCGAAGGCGTTGTTGGCCGCAGCGTCAGGCCGTCGGAACTCGTAAATCGGCGTGCCGCCCCCCGCCGAAGGCATGAACTTGATGCGTCGCAGCTTGGCGACGTCGCCGACCAGCATTGCATCGAAGTAGTCTTGAAATTTGGATATGTTCTCCGGCGTCCAGTCCGACGGCAGGTAAGCCATCGCCTCAGGAACGTTCGTCTGGTCCCAGTACGCCGTAGATGCGAACTGCCTGCGCAGTGCTTCGTTGATGCGCAGCACGAGAAACTCAATCGGAGACTTCCCGTAGGGCGAGCCGGCCGACGTGTTGAACGGTCGATACAGCAGGCGATCGGCCGTGAACCACTGCCAGTTGCGGCCCTTGATGGCCTGCGTATATGCCGGGATGGGCGGGCGTGGCGTTCGGCCGCGCATGTCAAGCAGCGGACGGATAGTAGACCCGTCAATCTGCTCCACGGACACCAGGTTGCCGCCCGCGTCCACATCCAGCCACAGGCTCACCGCGTCGTAGACGAGCAGGTCTTCCAGCACAGAGTTGCACCACGTGTCGAATTCAAGAATGCCGTCCGGCATGCGCCACATCTCGGTGATGCGCTCGATTTCGCGCGAGTAGTCCTGCTCGTCGTTTTCGTTCTTTGGTTTGATGTGCCACTCCGCCGAGCGGATTTCGCGCTTGATGGCTTCGATGACGATGCGCACCGCGTCAGACATGTCGGCGAAATTCTTCAGCGAAGAAAACGGCAGCTGTCCGTATCCTGAGCGCGGCTGCATATATAGGTTGATGCCGCTCTGATAGTCGAACACGCGCGGCTTCTCGTCGTCGGAGACGACAGGAGGCATCGGCACGCCGGGCGCAAACACGCCGCGCGCGCCGAAAGCGTCGATGTACCGCTGCCGGTCTTCGCCGGTGACGTCGGTGATTGCATTCGGGTCTACGGCCATGTCCACTCCTTCGCGGCGCTGCGCCATCGCAGCACTGCCGCCATCAGCTCGCAGCCTTGTCCAGCTGCGCCTGCGCAAATCGCACCCATCCGGGTGCGCCCAGTTCGTCCGCGTCAATTGCGTACCACGCGAGCGCAAGCGACATGACGCAGTCGTCGTGCATCCCTGACGGCGCGCCGTAGCGCACTGCGCCGGATGCCATGCGCTCTGCTTCGTACGCCTCCAGCTCGGTGATGAGCACGATGTCGTCTGTGATGGCGACGCCGCGATGATCAAAGGCGGACGCAAGACGCTCGATCAGCTCCGCCTTGCTGCCCGAAGTTGTCGTGAAGTCGCGCACCGGAAGGCCCATCGTGCGCAGCATGTCGTTGTTCGGCTTGCCCATCGCGTTGCTTTCCGCAATGAGAGTCTGAATCCCAAAGCGCGCGCACGTCGCCGCAATACGCGAGCGCTGCATCTCGTAGGTGAGTCCGTTGAATCGGTCCACGTACGCGATGGCCTTCGTCGTCGCGTCCATGACGGTGAGCACGGTGTAGTCGGTGGTGAGCGCCCAGTCCAGCCCGGCGACATACGTATGCCCCGGCATCATCCTGCCCTGCACGTGCGCCGTCGCTGCCGCCCTCACTCCCTGAAACACGCCCGCGCCGTCTTCGACAAACTCTGCCATCCATTCCTGCCGGAATGTTCGGTCGCTGATGGTTTCCCGCGCGCGCTCAAACGCCTCGCGAATCATCGGATTTGGATTCGCCGACGACGGAGCCGTGTAGCTCACGATTCGATTGCTCATAAGCCCTTCAGCCATGCCGCGCTGGAACTCGCGATAGAACCAGTTGCGCCCGAACGGCGTCGAGATCAGCACCGCGCGCCCGCCGCGGTCGGCGAGCGTCGGCTGAATCGCATCCGTCCACGCCTCCTCGGATACGCGGCTTGCTTCGTCGATGATGACAAGGTCAAACGCCATGCCGCGGATGCTGTCCGGGTTGTCTGCGCTGTATACAGACAGACTGCCGCCCGACGGGAAAACAATCTCGCGCTCCGAGCGCCGCACCTGCAGCAGACCGGCAACAGGCGCGATTGCCTTCTCTGCTGCGCGCCACAGCGGCCTGCTGTTGCGGTACGTGGGCGCAATCCACGCCGCCTGCGCGCCGTGGTCCGCGCAGGAGAGCGCATAGGCAGCGCACATGAAGGACTTACCCCACCGGCGCCCCATCGCCACTACCTTCACTTTCGCCGGGTGCGCCACGATCGCCGCCTGGTCTTCGCGTAATGCTGGCAACCGCTGCGTCGTGGTCGAATACCGTAACTTTTGCTTCAATCGGACCGCCATTTTTTCCTGTGACTTCAAGCTCTCCGCGCTCCACGTAGCCTCGATTGCGGCCAAGCGTGCGCAGCGTCAGCGATACGGCCCACGGCTCTCCGTTGACAACTGCACGATGTAGAGACGACTCGGCATGGTCCACAATGGCCGCGCGCGCGTCGTCGACGATGCTATGCAGCTCGTGCTTATTCACGAACTGGTGGACAGCGCAGCGGGTGACGCCGAGAAGCTGTGCGGCAATGGTGATGTTCCCCTTGGTTTCCCGCAGCCTCTCTTTGACGGTTTTTAGTTTTAGCTTCGGCATACGTCACCCGCTCCTCTCCTAGCCGCCGTTGTTGCGACCACGAAGCTTTGTGCGAACAACTGCTCGGATTTGGAAATGATCTTGTGCAGGCCATGGCGCTGCATCCCAAGACTTCTAGCTGCGGCAGAGACGTTCCCGGAAACGGCGATGAGCGTTTCTTCAATTTTGCTTTTCGTGTATCTTGGAGTGCGCGCCATTTTTTACCTGTACACTATTTTCTAGCCGATCTCAAAAGATCCGTATTTTTTTTTATCTCGGCAATCAGTTTCTTTTGTTTTCTAGTGTTACCCCTAACAAGTTCATTGAGCGGCTTGGGCGTTTGTATGGCTTCGCGCTTCAACTGTCTTGCAAATCTATATTGCGAATTAAGGGCAAGACGGTCATTGAGAATGTCTGCTGCTCTGCGAAATTTTGCGCTTGATTCCGTGAGCTTTTCTTCCGCTACACGAATCTCCGATGCAAGCCTGTTGATCTCTCCTCTTTGCCTGTTTATTGAGCTTGTAATTTCGCTTTCACTTGGCGCGGCACCGCGTTTTGATCCACCACCAGTCGACTTTGAGTCGACGCGCGCCTTGTCCCCACCGCTTACGCGTCCACCAGACGATCCATTCCTACCCATCTGAGTGCCTCCCTTCGATAGCGTGCGCTTCCTGCGGAACGTGCACCCATCCATTAATGCGACAAGCCTCATGCGTAGCCTTGCCGCCCCCAATCACAACAAACACGACGGGCTTGCCGTCCGCGTGCTCACACGCCGTTTTGTAGTCTTCTTCGAGCAGCTCAAAGCGCGTGTCGTAACCGCGCGTGGCATAGTGCGTCCATCCGCGCGGGATTCCCAGCATGTTGATATCCCGGAATTCCGGCTCAACGTTCAGGTCGACGAACACGACCACGCCGTGCTGCTGCACCCAGCGCGAAATCCACCGCTTGCGGTAGATGCCCCAGAGCGCAAAGGCGCGGGGCGTCATGCTGCCGGTGGATACGTTCGGTTCGCAGATGGCCTTGCACTGCGACATGACGATTTTTTCCGGCGTCTCCCAGATTGTTTCGAAGCGCGCGTCGTTCGTGTAAAAGTGCAGCGTGCCGCCATTAAACGAACCGCGCGCATATCGGCCCCATCGCTCGCACGGCATCGGAAGGCCTGCGAGCGGAGCCTGCGGGAGCAGCGTCGGAATGCCCCACTCGTTGTCCGACGGGAAAACCATGTCAAACGCCTTGTCCGGAAGCGGAACGGAGTCGAGCTCGCCTTCTTCGCCGTCGCCGATCTCATCGGCGGGGATGATGCCGTTCTCTTCTGCGAGATCGGACATGAGCTTTTGCAGCGCCGCGCTCTCCGTGCTCACCGCGTGCAGCAGGGCGTCGAGCTGTGCCTTGTCCGTTGCGGCCATTGCGCCGATCGGGTCGATGGTGGCGAGAATCTTGGCTTCTTCGTCTTCCGTCAGGTCGACTTCAACAAACGGTACAGGCGTTTCGTCTCCGAGCTTGAGCGCTTCTTCGATGCGCGCATGTCCATCCAGCACGTGCCCGGTAGCGCGGTTGACGACGACGGACTGCACCCAGCCGACTTCTCCGAGCACGCCCGTAAGTGCCTGTCGCTGCGCCTTCGGGTGGATGCGCCAGTTCAGCGGATTGGCCATGTATTGCCCTGCCGCCTGCTCGCCATGGCTGACGATTCGGTTGCGCCACGGAGCAGTCTGCTCGCGCTTCTTGCTCACGCGTCCTCCGTCATAGCCACGAACCGCCCGGGGTCCGGCGGAAGGTGCGGCGGATTCGTGCCGGAGATCCCGTTCGCCCACAGCATGCGCCACACGCCGCTTCCGTTGTCCTGCGCCACCTGAACGGCGCACTTCGCCAGCCGGTCATACATGTTCGGCTCAAAGTCCACCAGAATGCGAAGGTCGCGCGCGCGCGCGGCTCTGAATACATTCTGAAAGTCCTGCGAGTCGAAGGCCGGCTTCAGGCCGGCGTCCGTGACGTACGAATCGAAGGCCAGCCGCGGGTCGGTGATGCCGATGAATTTGTAGTGCGAGCAGACGTCCTCGATCGGCATCTCTTGGACGATTTGCGAGAACCGCGCCGCAATCTTCTTTTTGCCGCCGCTCATCACGCGCGCCTGCCTTGCCAAAAGTCTGTCAGGATGCCGAGATAGCGCGCGACGTTGTATCCCTGCCAATTGGAGTGGCTACCCAATTGGAAGATGCACGCGCCGTCAAGCACAACAGGAAGGCTGCGTCGATACTCCAGCCACCACGAGCACCAGCGCGCAAACTGATCGTCGGAGTAGCCAGCCCATGGGAAACCACCTGCGCCAGCTTC